GTGCAGCTTTGGTTACAAACGGTAACAAAAACGACTGCTGGAAGTTAATCAGAGTCCGCTTGTGGCGTTTAATAATAGCCCCAAGAGACATAGAAATACCAGCGGCAGTAGCTTCACCGTTAACACTGCCAGCAATTCCTGCTGAATCAACTGCTCCTGTAGCCTGCTGAACCATCTGCTGAAGCGACGCTGCTTGTGCGAAAGTGATTTGTCCAACTTGTCCGAAGTTAAACGGCTGGAGTACTTCACGAGGATCTCCGTTAGTTAAGATCATCTTACCGGGTCGAACTTCTGGTTTAGCCCCTCTAGGAAGCCGGGTAGCGTCCACAGCCATCATTGGATGAATTGTGAGACTCAAAGCGTCTATTCTTGCTCTAAGCTCTGTATCAAGCGCCTTTTGGCTGTTGTAACCTTTCTCACAAACACCACGACCCCAGAAGCGTCCGGGGACGACATCCCAAGGAAATGCAACGACAGGGCGGTCGTTCATCATGTAGGGGTTGGCTTCTGCCTTGAGAAGAGTACCGCCGTTAGCAATAACTACGATTGCTTCGACGTACATCGAGTCTTCTTCTACTTCTACGCCTTCTTCTTCCAAAAGCTCACGAGGCACGAGACCGTAGTACTTAGTCAACCGAACCTTGTCATCATTGTAGAGGGTCAGGTCTTGATCGGGTTCTAAGTCTGTATCTGCGGCTGCAGACTCAATAAACGCGTCTCTGTAGATGTTTTGCTCTTGTAGTAACTCAACGCTGTGCTTACTAACAAACTCATCGACAGCTACACCGTAAGCATCTTCCACTGAGGTAGCCACAGGATCAATCAAAAAGTTTTGAGGGAGTACTGGCTTTAGTTTTACGATAACGCGGTCAGTAACGTTTACTCCGACTGCTTGAAGGTCACCGCCCATAATTGGCTCAGTTGCTGGAGCCATTTCTTTTATTTCTTCTAAAACTACTTCACCGATTCCTGTTCCGAAAACTGCAGCGTTGATGAGACATTCTGCTACTGCTTTACGAACTTTACAGGTTTCAAAGTCTTCAGTTAGTTTTTTACGCAGGTACGTCATGTCCTGATTTTGTGGGTCGTTTACGTCGTCTTGTATATCAAAAAACTTACCGCGACCAAATGTAGCTTCTTCTAGTTCTGCGACGTTAGACTCTACGGCTTGTTGTAAGGCAGGTGAAATAATTCGAGATCGCTCTGATCCTCGTTGAGAATCGTTTGGATCCCACTGACCACGCCACAAACGGTAGTACTCTTCGAAACGCTCTTCGTAGTTTGACTCGTAGTAATCGCGCCAGTCTTCACACTTTGTCATTACCCACTCTTCCAAGGACTCTTGGATCATCAGTGGGTCTGGGCTGTAAATTTCATCTGCCATGTTGAGTTCCTTAAATTACAGCAACACAGTACCCTAGTGTAAAAAACACAAAGGCGCTGATTGCGTATATTCCGTAGGTATTAAACGGTCTAAAAACTTTAGGTGAGTTTATATTTTTTGTAAACTCTTTCCAAAACAAACTCATATTAGTATCCTGCTATTACGTCTAGTATTTCGTGGTCGTCAATTTCGTAGTCGTAGTCGTACGCTACTTGTGCTAACTGGTCTATGTACGCGAGTGCGTCAACTAAGTCATCGTGTGTTAGCACATCTGGAAACTGAAACAGTTGATCTAAGAATCTGTTGTTCCACTCACCTTTGTTTAAGCTAACGTAGCCGTTTTCAAACCGTCCTTGTAAAGCCCACATAACCCTGTCAGTTTTCTTTCGGTTACCGTGGGTTAGTTCTTCTACCCTAAAAAATGTTCCGTACCGCTTCATCAGATCGCTCAGAGGAGACATTACAGCTTGTTTAGCAATTCCTTTTTCAATACCAACACTAACGGGTCTGTAATCTCTAACGGTCTGAAATATCTTGGTGGCAGTCTCGTTAAGGCTCCACCGCCCATGTACAATGTTATCAACGTACCAACCATCAGGATTAACTTTAACAACAGCGATTGCGGTTTCATCTAGTTTAGTGTTCTTAGTTCGTTTTTTGTTTACGTCTTCAAATCCTGCGAGGTCGACAGCAATATAGTAATCGCCTACGTCTGGTTCTTCACCAAACTGGACCCAGCCTTCTTTAAACATTTCGGAGCCTCTTGCTTCAAATGAGGCCATAAACTCTTGTCGGAAGGCGTAACTCGACATGGACTTCTTTGCTGTGTCAATTTCTTCAGGGTCGAGTATGGGGTTGTCATAACTGGTAAAGTGCCACCCCTTGTAAGTTTCATCGTCTCCTAGCTCCGCAAGTTTATACAGTTCGTAGAAGTGGTTCCTGCCCATAGGAGTACCTATAAACATTGCTGATCCCTTTTGGTCAGCTAGTGCTGGACGAAGAATCTGCTCCCATACGTCAGGCTTCATGTCTGCGTACTCGTCCATCACGAGAAACTTCAAGGACACACCACGCATTGTCTCTGGCCTGTCGGCTCCTTTGAGACTAATCGTGGCCCCGTTGACCAGCCTGATCTGCAGGTTGTTGATGTGTGATCCTGCAATCACAGGGTGTCCTAGCTCTAAGAGAGTTTGCCACATGATGTCACGGGCTTGTCCCTGAGTAGGCGCAACGTAAAACACTTGCCCTTTGTCGGACTGTAGTGCATTGATAATTAACATCCACGCTGCAAGTCTAGACTTTCCTGTCCGTCGTCCTGCAGCAACTACCTTGAACCGTGTTGAGTCAGAATAGACTTCTTGTTGCCACGGTAGTAACTGTACGTTTAAGTCAGTCACTGTTTTTAGTAAGTCCAGATTACTGGGGCAGAACCCCTTGTGTCTACGTGAATAAAGTCACTAGCGACGCCAACCCCAGCGAAACCCATCTCCAAAGCTTCTCTTATAATCGTGTACCGTTGAGCAGAGTTAGTTATTTTGATGTCTGCTGCTATGCCTTGCGCGTGAGTTCCCGGTACATCTTTCTTTGCTTCTATCGGGTGCTGGGGTGACCTGTAGCCGCTAGTGATAACAAAAGGAAAACCACAGTGATCTCTGAGTTTATCTAGCTTTTCCATGAACTCAGGGTCCATCTGGTTTTCACCAGTGTGTTGACAGTTGAACTCGTCTACTGTAAAGTACTTCATTTTTTCTTAGTTGTTTTTTTCTTAGGCTTAGACTGGTTCATTGTCTTTGCAGCCCTAGTCACATCGTTGAGAAAAGCACGTTCACAGTGGTCATCATCAAACACAAAGTTAATAGATGCGTTCATCCATGCCCAAGCCTTAGAGTTGTCCTTGAGCCTGTGGGAGCGTCCTGAGACGGACTCGTTAGCGTTGTCACCAAAGAGAACAGCAACGTTAACTAACTGAGAAGTAGCATCACCTACCCGTACAACGTAGTCCAGAGCTTCTTTGAGTGATGCGTTAACCTTATCCTGTGACATCGACTGCTTCTCCATCGATAGTTTCTCCCTCTTCAGGGCTAGTAAAAACTTCTGTAGCTCCAACGCCAGTAATGTTGATCTGTATTGCACTTCTCCCTGCATCTTTTACCACTTCCTTCTCAAATGCACCTACTGGCAGAATACGATCCATCACTAGTTTCCACGCAGCAGCTTGATTCTTGTGATCGTGGTCTAGTGCAGCTTCAAATATGGTTTCTAAAACTCTGGCTGACTTAGGACTAGCCAGCATACGGGCCTTGTACTCGTTAATTATTGCAGCATCGCCCTTTGGACGACCTCGGATTCCTCTAGAACCCTTCTTTTTTGCTACAATTTCTCCTTTTTTTGGACGGCCACGGCCTCTCTTTGGCGGTTCTTGGGTGTCTTCGTCTGACATTATCCAGTACCTGTCTGTTTTACACGGTTTCGCATGAGTCCCCTAACTTAAGTATACAGATGAGGGGATCTATACGAACCCTTTATTAGTAATACTTAATATCTGAATATATTATACCATACTTTTATCCAAAAGTCAAGCTTTATTTGTGGTAATATTTCATAAGAATACTAATTACCTCTTTAGTTTCCACCCTATTTAGTCTCCTTTAGGCCGCCCAAGGAAACACGAGTTAAAACAAAGGGTTAGCACACGAGTTAATTTAGGTATTATTACCCCTTTTTCTAAAATTACCCTCTTGCAAACTTGGGTGGCAACCACGCGCGACGACATGCGTCAACCCCGGCCCCCGGCCCAAGTTATCCACAGGTTTTCCACAGGCCCGAGTTATCCACAGGTTACACACAGGGTTACTAAAAGTAACACAGGTAACACACCCGCAGGTAACACAGGTAACACAGGTAACACGAGTGTGTGAGCCAGAGAAGTACCCTCAGGCAGACACCAGTCACTCGCGCTTACCACAGACGATTCACCCCGTCAAGAATTCTTTAGTGGTAATATTCACACAAAGTTTTTTTACGTGTCCCTGTTGACAGTCCAAAAACATTCAGGCAAGGTGTACTCATCTCAGCGCATGTCGCTACCGGATTCCGGAAAGCCGCAACGAGATCCCTCGCAGAGGTTAGAGGGTTATGGTAACGAGTACGGGACAGAGGCAATCCAAAGTCCCCGAAAGCCAAAGTCAGCAACACGCGTCAGAGGTTGCAGAGGGTAAGCCGCCTTCGACACTGGAAACGGTTTACCGTAGCCTGTCAGACGTTCAACGGATCACCTAGGGATTGCCCTAGTCCAGAGAGCCGTCACGACAGAGGGTAAACCAGCGTTCACCGTGAGCGTCCAGTGAGATACTCCAGAGCGTGACCTGAGCGGTATCGTCGAAGGGCAGACAATCCTGACGCGAAACACTGCAACCCGCCAGCAAGGGCAGACAATCCGAGCGACTAGGGAAGATGGTTACGCAACGGGGTATCACCAAAGGCTACAACGCTGTGGCTTTTGGCGATACTCTAAACAAACAGGGGTTTCACAATGCGAACACAAGAACAGATGTTCAAACAAACACAGCGCTACCGCGAGAACAATGATTGCACGGTACGCGCTTTAGCTGGTGCTTTTGATACGTCATACGGCAAGGCCCACCGACACTTGGCAAAGTACGGAAGGCCACACCGTAAAGGCCCCAGCTCAGCGGCGGCAACAGCGGCAACCAAAGCATTTGCCGAAAAGCTAGGCCACACCGCAAAGGTTCGAGACGATCTCAAAGGGTTAACCCTAAACCAGTTTTACAAGGATTACGCGAGCAGGGGCGGAATCTGGATAGTGTTTATCAGAGGCCACGCAATCGGTTTCAGAGACGGTAAAACTTTGGACTGGACTGGCGACGAGGTTACAGGTAAGATCGTTAGACGAAAAACAGCCAAGGTAGGCTACAGAGCAGATAGCGCAGTTATACAAATCAAATGAGGGCAAACACAATGTCAACTAAAGGAAAATTTGAAGACTTACTTACACCAATTGAGAAGCTGTCTTTGTATCTAATTTACTTCGGAATCTGCCTCATGTTAGGCGTCACGGCACTTGTCCTGATTCACCAGTAAACAAACCAAACGAGGGATAAACAAATGAGCAACGATACATACAACGGATGGCGAAACTTTGAAACTTGGCAGGCTTCTTTGTGGCTCTCAGAGGCTGACACACTGGGACGATTACAATCTGACAGGTGGAAGCAAGTCAACGCCGAGGACGTCGAGAGCTTCGTTCATGAGCTTCTGGAGAGTGTAGAGGTAGAAAACACGTACGGAGACGGATTACTAAGCGACATCATTAACGGCTGGCTCTCAAGTGTAGACTTCCACGAAATAGCTGAACTTTACAGCCAAGATTTGGAGGGCTGAACCATGCCAATAGAGAGAACCAAAGAGGAACTACTTCAAAGATTCAAGGAAGGCCGGTACGTATTCAAAGCGCCACCAGTTTGTCCGAACCTCTGGTCAGATTGGGCTTGGTGTAGGTTTATAATGGGATACAAAGGATTTGGCGATGTAATCTTAAAAGAATCGGAGGGTTAAACAATGGAATCAGATATTATTTGGCTTTGGAGTTTCGGTTGCCTTGTATTAGTCGCTTGGCTCATATTCAGCGAGGAGGGTATTTAGTTATGGAATCTTATCCGTGCATGTTGACGGGCGAGTACTTCGAAGGCGACCAAATCGCAGAAGGTGCGAAATGGGTATCGTCTCACCCGACAGAGCCTTCGTGGTCCTTTTACAAGTTGACAAACGCAGACAGCTGGGGTACAAGTAGCCTCGCCTGTTTCGTAAACGTAGACATTGAACACGCAAAGGAGAACTTAACATTATGAACGACATGCCGTGCAGTATTACAGACGACCCCTTGAACGACTACAGCCACTGGTACGAACGCACAGGGCCGTACGCCAAACTTCCGTACCTGAAGAACACCATCATGTGCGAAGGGTGCTACCAGCTGGTGGACAGGGTACACGAGGACACAGGCTACTGTAAGGAGTGCCAGTACGACCACGAGGAAGAACAGTACTACAAACACGCAGGAGTAGAGTTGTGACAAGTCAAGTTTTAAAGTTAAAAGTAAAGGCGACCAGAGCATTCCAAGAGCTAAACGAGGCGGCTAAATACACGCAGTACGGAGACGAAATAGACGAACGCGGTATAGTAGATATGGTAGCAGTAGATGACTGCCAGAGAATACTGGACCGCCTAAAACAAATACACGCGCAACAGAAGGAGTTATAAAGTTGTGAAAGAGACAGAGAAAGGAAACGGCAAACCGATGACGTACAAACAGATCTCGGAGGTCTTGGGCATATCGCCTGAGTCCGTCCGTGCCATCGAGTTCAAGGCACTGCGGAAGTTACGCAACCAGGGCAAACTCGACCAGTTCCGTGACATGTGCGACGGTACGTGGCGAGACGAAGGTAAAGGAATAGGGAGGAATACCCAATGACAACGAAACGAGGTGAGGTAGATCCACAGTACGAGATAATGCTGTCAGATATGGCTGAGTGGTCCCACTGGTCCGCCAGCGTGTACGAGGGCGATGGGAGCAAACTAGAGGAACACTACGCTTACTACCGCAGGTGGTCTTACAGTAAGCTAGAGAGCGAGTGGGAGGGTTTCTTCGGGAGAGACTACAGCGATGCACTGTAAAGCCTGTGACTGCTTACTGGAGGAAGAAATAGACAACAACCTACAACTCTGCTTTGGTTGTAACTTCATAGCTATAGCAGCTCAGATGGGACTCGACGAGGTAATCGAAGCTGACCAAAATAATTCAGGTAATATTACACAGCACGGTGTAAATCTGGAAGAAGTCCAGCAAATCGCTGATACAATATTAACGAAGGTTAGCAAACAAGATGGTTAACCTTTTTGTTAAACAACCAAGGACTAGAACTTATGAATACTATAGAAGGCTTAGTTGCATTCAGTAACGTAACCCAACACGAAGTGTACAAAGACCAAAGCACTGGCAAATATTCTCTGACTATCACGTTAGACGACGACGTAGCTGATGAGCTGTCATCTAACGGTGTAAAGATCAGAGAGTACCAACCAGAGGACAAGGTATTCAAGCAACGCAAGTTCACCAGTAAGTTTGACTTACGTGTAATCGACGCAGATGACAACCCCTACTCTGGTGAAATCCCTCGCAACTCCCGTGTACGATTGCTGTACAACCTCGGGCCAGCCGTAGGTGAACACGGTACATCGACGTACCTCAACGCCATCCGTGTACTCGAAGAAGCACCTCAAGAAGTCACAGAGGGTGTGGACTTTTAACTGTGTCTAGCGGCTACCAACACAAGGAACCATGTCCTAAGTGCGGTAGTAGGGATAACGTGGCGGTCTACTCTAACGGTGGCCGCCATTGTTTTACTCCGGGCTGTGACTACCACGTTAACGGCGAGACAGGAGAAGAATTTCAGGTGACTACACCCAGTAACTTACAGCTAGGTGGTGTGGTTGCTTCTATCCACGACCGCAAGCTGTCACTAAATACTGTGAAAAAATACCAAGTATCGGTGGACTACGCGCCGGATGGTAAAATTGCCAAACATTTCTACCCGTACCACGACGTCAACACTGGCGAGATAATTGCCACTAAGTGTCGCATCGTAAACACCAAGGACTTTCTCTGTACAGGTAACATGACCAACGTAGGGCTGTTCGGTCAGCGACAGTGCAGGGGTAGAGGTAAGTACATCACCATCACAGAGGGCGAGGTAGACGCCATGTCTGTGTACGAGATGTTCGGACAGAAGTGGGACGTAGTGTCCCTTCGGGCTGGTGCATCTAGTGCCGCCAAGGAGATCAAGGCACAACTAGAGTGGCTCGAAGGCTACGAGAATGTGGTCATCTGCTTTGACCAAGACAAGGCAGGAGAGTTAGCAACAGATCAGATCAAAGACCTGTTCAGCCCCAACAAACTCAAGATATGTAAGCTACCCCTGAAGGACGCCAGCGAAATGCTGATAGCTAACAGGGTGCAGGAGTTTACACAGGCGTGGTGGGACTCGAAGGTTTACAGACCCGACGGTATCGTCGCTGGTTCAGATACGTGGGACGCCCTCGTAAACAAACGACAGATACAGAGTGTACCGTACCCTTGGGAGGGGTTGAACGATGTCACACGAGGCCACAGACCGTACGAACTTGTCACTATCACAAGCGGTAGTGGTATGGGAAAGTCCCAGTTTATCCGAGAGCTTGAGTACGATCTGCTTCAACGCACAGACGCCAACATCGGTGTACTTGCACTGGAGGAGGACGTCGCGACTACAGCTCTGGGAATTATGTCGGTGGCAGCATCAAGGCGACTCCACTTGGAGGAAGACACGCCTGTTGTTGAGCTTAGACCTCATTGGGAAGCAACGATGGGGTCTGGACGTTATTACCTGTTCGATCACTGGGGATCAACATCAGCCGATGAGCTTCTTTCAAGAGTACGGCACATGGCAAAGGCCTGCGACTGCAGATATATCGTACTCGACCACCTGTCAATCGTGGTTTCTTCTCAAGAGAACGGGGACGAACGGAAAGCTATAGATGAGATTATGACCAAGCTACGCACACTGGTGGCAGAGACAGGCATCACCCTGTTCCTCGTGTCCCACTTACGGCGCGGCACAGGGACAGCCCACGAGGACGGTGGACGTATCAGTCTGCAGGACTTACGTGGGTCTCAGTCTATCGCTCAGTTATCTGATATGGTGATCGGTATGGAACGTAACCAACAGGCCGAAGACCCAGCCGAACGAAACACTACGGCTGTCAGGGTGCTGAAGAATCGGTACGCCGGAGAGACAGGACCAGCGTGTTGGCTACGGTACGACAGGTTCACAGGCCGTATCCAAGAGTGCGGTAACCCTAACCCGAGGGAGGCAGAGTTTTGAACCTAGTCTTCTGTGACATAGAGACTGACGGTCTAGACGCCACAACTATCTGGTGTGCAGTCTGCCGTCACAACGGAGAGAGCGAGGTAATCTGTAATGAAGAAGACTTCAAAGCGTATGTATCGCGTAAAGCCCCGGCCATGTTCGTTTTGCACAACGGAATTGGCTTTGATGTTCCTGTGGTTGAGCATCTTTGGGACTTTACTTTTGACAGGACTATGGTCACTGATACCCTGATACTGTCACGCTTGGCTAACCCCAGCCGGTCTGGTGGACACTCCCTGCGGAACTGGGGTAACATCCTTGGCTTCCCCAAGGGCGACCACGAGGACTGGTCACAGCTCACACCAGAGATGATCGACTACTGCTTACGTGACGTAGAGCTAACAGAGGCTGTGTACAACAGGCTTCAACAGGAACTCGACGGGTTCTCAGAAGAGAGTATCGAACTAGAACATCACGTTCAGTACCTCATGCACCAACAAGAACGGAACGGCTGGTTGCTCGACGAACGCCTGTGTCACATGCTCTGCGCTAAGTTCAAGGAGCGTATGAATGAAATTGAACATAGTCTACAAGAGATTTTCCCGCCGATTGTTGAAGAGAGATACTCAGAGAAAACTGGTAAGAGACTCAAGGATAAAGTCACTGTATTCAACGTTGGGTCGCGGCAACAAGTGGCCGACAGGCTTACACCTAAGGGTGCAGTTTGGACGAGCCTCACTCCGACAGGCAAGCCTGTTGTTGATGAGAAATCGCTTAAAGAGAATCATCATGTCCCCGAAGCGCAACAAGTCTTGGAGTACCTCTTACTGCAAAAGCGTTACGCACAAGTAAACTCGTGGCTGGAACACGTCAAGGACGACGGTAGGGTACACGGGCGGGTGATAAGTAACGGTGCTGTCACTGGACGTATGACACACCAACGGCCCAACATGGCACAAGTTCCTTCTGCTAGTTCAGAGTACGGGGAAGAGTGCCGTAAGTGTTGGATTGTACCAGAGGGTTACAAGCTAGTAGGCTTTGATGCTAGTGGACTAGAACTACGGATGCTCGCTCACTACATGGGCGACGAGGAGTTTACAGATGCTCTGCTTGACGGAGACATTCACACCAGAAATCAACTTGCTGCGGGTCTTCAGACAAGACCTCAGGCAAAGACTTTCATATATGCTTTCCTGTACGGAGCCGGAGACGCTAAAATCGGAACCATCGTCGGAGGAACTGCAGCAGATGGTCGAGTTCTTCGGAACCGCTTTCTTCGAAATACACCTGCTCTTGAAGCTCTACGAGACAGAGTTGGGCAAGCGTCTAGGCGAGGCTACCTACGAGGACTCGACGGACGACGACTCTGGGTTCGATCCGAGCATAGTGCATTAAACACTTTACTGCAGGCCGCAGGTGCTATCGTAATGAAACGAGCGTTGCTCCTCTTGGACGACGCAGCTTCTGAACAGAACCTGAACTATCGCTTCATAGGGAACATACACGATGAGATTCAATCGGAGGTGGTTACAGAACAAGCAGAGATTTACGGTCAACTCGCAGTCAGCTGCCTCAAGGAGGCTGGCGTATCGTTTAACCTCAGATGTCCGCTGGACGGAGAGTTCAAAATTGGAACCACATGGGCAGACACACACTGAAGTAACACTCACTAACAGCGAACGTCAGGTAGCCGAGTTCATAGCACAGCGTAGGTTTGACAGTAACAGGGAAAAGAATATCTCCAACAACAGAAAGGGGCCACAGTCAGACTACGAAACTGATCTCGAAGGCATGGCCTCTGAACTGGCAGCAGCCAAGGCTCTGAACGTGTGGCCCGACTTAACTGAAGAGATCCAAGTACATGACCTCACTTACAACGGAGTCACCATAGACGTCAAGGCTACCAAGTACCAGACAGGCAGACTAATAGCTGGTCGCCAAAAGAAAAACAAAGCCTGTGATTACTACATGTTACTCGTGGGTGAGTGTCCTACTTATGATATAAAGGGTTTCGCAAAACGTGAAGACTTGCTGAGCGAAGATACAATAACAGATTTGGGTTGGGGTAAGCTCCACGCTTTGACGCAAGACAAACTAACATCGCTGTCAGACTTTTTAGAGGAGTTCCAGAATGAATGAGAAGATAACAGATACGAATCGTTTGGGTGACATAGCGGAATTCTACGTAACAACTTGGCTGTGGGACGAGGGTTACGAAGTCTTCCGCAACGCTGGATGCACCGGAGCTATCGACTTAGTTGCTCTCAGGAACGGAGTGCCTGTGTTCATCGATGTAAAATCTAAGAACACTGATACACGGTACGGTCATTCACGTACAGAAGAACAGAAACTTTTACGTGTACAGCTCGTAGAGTTCAACGGACAAACCCGTAAGTGTCGGTGGGTGGAGCATGAAGAATGAACATACACACACTGGTACAAGACATATACAAGACGGTGGCCGACAAAGAGCCAGCCGAAGGTGTTGATCTGTACGACGAGATAGACCAGTTCGGGGAAAACTGTAAACGTCTGATGACCAACCTGTTCACTGAGAAAAGGGACGGACGTACCCTGCGTATGTCTAACATCGGACGTAAAGATCGTTACCTGTGGAACGCGGTCAACAACCCAGACGTGTCAGAAGAACTATCACCTAACACTTACGTTAAGTTTATGTACGGCCACTTGATCGAAGAGATGTTGTTATTTTTAACAAAACTATCCGGACACGAGGTTACTGATGAACAAAAGAGGTGTGAGGTTTCGGGCATTACAGGGTCTATGGACTGTAAGATTGATGGTGTTGTCACTGATGTTAAGTCTGTGTCCACTTTTGGGTTTAAGAAATTCAAGGACGGAAGTATGGCTCTTGACGACCCGTTTGGCTACGTTGCTCAAATTAAGGCTTATGCACATTCAGAGGGAAGAGACAACCGTTTTGGTTGGTTAGCTATGGACAAGCAGAACGGACACCTGACGTACCTGATGTACGATACAGAGGACACGAAGGCTTTCGTTCACAACACAATCTCTTACGACATCGAAGAACGTATAGAACACATCAAAGAAGTTGTTCAACAAGAAGAACCACCCGAGCATTGTTACGAGGCTGTTTCAGACGGTAAAAGCGGCAACAAAAAACTGGCAGTAGGTTGTTCGTACTGCTCTTATAAAAAAACTTGTTGGCCTGACGTTAGAGGCTTTGCCTACGCTAACGGCCCACGTTACTTAGTGGAGGTGGCTAATGAGCCGCAAGTCCCGGAAATCGAACTTAGGTAAGTACTAAAATGAAGGTATGTTCTTTGTACAACAACTGGTTTTCTGAAGCAGACTGCGACTACATTACAAAGTACGCTGATGCTGTTGTTTCTTTACGAACGGCCACAGTTGGAAAACAAGCAGTTAAAGAAGAAAAACCAAAGAGTAGAAAAGGAAAGACAGGATTCCTTTTTAAGAATGAACCAGCGCAGCACGAACTCTGGAATTTTTTATACAGTAGATTATCAGATGTTCTTTACGACGCAAACAAAAAGGTGTACGGATTTGATTTAGCAGGACTGAACGGTCTGCAGTACACAGTTTACGAGGAGGGAGGCGATCACTATAGCTGGCACACTGATGTGTTTTTTGACAACAGTCCCTTTCAAAGAAAGCTAAGTGTTACTCTTCAGCTAACTAACAGCAACGAGTATCAGGGGGGAGACTTTCAGTTTTTGTCTAGCCACGAGTACACTCCTGAACAGTTCAGAACAAAAGGTACTGCTATAGTGTTCCCTTCTTTTATGTCTCACAGAGTAACACCTGTTACAAGCGGCACTAGAAAAAGTATTGTTGCTTGGTTTGAAGGAAGGCGTTTTCACTAATGGGTAGAAAAACTAAAGGCAAACAACTAAACGGTTACAGATCAGGATTTGAGAAAGATGTCGCGCAGCAGCTACAACCATTTGGTTTTACGTACGAGTCGTGCCAAGTCCCGTACAGAATTGAACGAAAGTACACCCCAGACTTTGTGTACGAAAAACAAGGTGTTACTTATTACATCGAATGTAAAGGGTACTTCAGAGCGGGGGACACCCAGAAGTACCGCTCAATCTCTAACTGCCTCGGAAGCAATCAGGAACTTATCTTCGTACTTATGAAGCCAAACCAAAAAGTGAGTAAAAGTACCAGAAATACGATGGCCCAGTGGTGTGACAAAAATAACATAAAATGGTACGATACTAGTACGCTCAAGGAATTAGTCGATTATGTCTCTGACACTAGAAGAAACTAAAGAGCGGTTGTTGCGGTTGTACGACCCCGACGATCTTCTAGAAGCCCTACAAATATCAGCAGCAGAAATACTAGACCGCTTTGAAGACAAGCTCATCAAACGCCTAGAGTTCTTTTACGAAGAATTTCAGGAGCAAGAAGAGGAATACGATGAAGATGAGTATTGATGATGCAACACCCGAAGAGTGGAACGTATCCAGTAAAACAGCGTACGGTAAACTGTACCACCCTCAAGATATAAACAACCCCGTCACCCAGCCAGACCACTACAACCGTGGGGCCATTGAAGCTATCGAAGCAATCAAGGCTTCTATGCACCCACAAGAGTACAAGGGTTACCTCAAAGGCAACTGCTTGAAGTACCTCTGGCGCTACGAATACAAGAACGGTTTAGAAGACCTCAAGAAAGCCAAGGTCTACCTAGAGTGGTTGATAAAGGAAGTAGGCTCGTGAAGATAGTTGAGGGTAACTTCGGAAAGAAAGAGAAAGATATTACCACTTCTGAGTTCCTCGCGGCCTTTTCAGTCAAGGCGCTTGATTACGAACAAGAAGGAAAAGAAGTTAAGGTGGCTGTCGTGATGTACAAAGACGGTGAAGTGTTTGAGATAGCTGCTAACGAACAGTACCCAGACGGTGTGTACATGCTTCTAAACATGGCCGCACACGCAATAATAAACGAGACACTAGGAATAACAGGAGTAATAGATTAGATGGATGCGTACCAGCAGTACATACACAAGTCGAGATACGCACGGTACTTGCCAGAAGAGCAACGTCGAGAGTCGTGGGAAGAAACAGCGAGGCGTTACGTAGATTACTGGGGGGAGAAGCTGCCTGAGAAAGAACACAAGGAAGTGTTCAAGGCTATACACGATCTAGAAGTCATGCCTTCAATGCGGGCGTTGATGACCGCTGGCGAGGCTCTGGACCGGGACAACGTAGCAGGGTTCAACTGTAGTTACTTACCTATCGACCACCCCAAGGCGTTCGACGAGATGATGTACGTCTTGATGTGCGGCACAGGTGTGGGCTTCAGCGTTGAACGGCAGTACGTACAGAAACTACCGGAGGTGGCAGAGACATTCCATGAAACCGACACAGTTATTAATGTGGCAGATTCGAAGATCGGATGGGCGAAATCGTTTAGGGAACTGGTATCACTGTTGTATTCGGGTCAGATTCCCCAGTGGGACACTAGCAGAGTTAGACCTGCAGGTTCCGCGCTACGAGTTTTTGGAGGTAGAGCATCGGGTCCAGATCCTCTGCTCGAACTATTCAGATTCACAGTTGAACTCTTTCAGGGAGCGGCTGGAAGAAAACTTAGCTCAGTCGAGTGCCACGATCTTTGCTGTAAGATTGCTCAAATCGTCGTCGTGGGAGGAGTCCGAAGATCAGCCCTCATCAGTCTCAGCAACCTCACTGACGACAGACTCCGACGGTGTAAGCACGGACAGTGGTGGGTTGACAACCCCCAACGAGGACTAGCAAACAACTCTGCGTGTTACACAGAGAAGCCAGACTTTGAGGCGTTTTTAAATGAGTGGACGAGCCTGTACGAATCCCGATCTGGAGAGCGAGGTGTCTTTTCTAGAGTGGCTAGTCAAAAACAGGCTGCAAGAAACGAGCGACGAGATGCTTCCTTTGATTTTGGAACTAATCCATGTAGCGAAATCATCCTCCGACCTTACCAGTTCTGCAATCTATCGGAGGTTGTTGTCCGGCAAACCGATACTCTCGCAGACCTCAAACGAAAAGTACGCATTGCGACTATCCTTGGAACTCTACAGGCTACCCTCACCGACTTCCGGTACTTGAGAAGTATCTGGAGAGCTAATACAGAAGACGAGGCGTTGTTGGGCGTATCCCTAACAGGTATCATGGATCACCCGACGCTGTCAGGACGAGGAGACAAGAGTGAACTCAAGAAGTGGCTCAGAGCTATGCGAGCAGAGGCCGTCAAAACTAATGAGCAGTGGGCCAGTAGGCTGGGCATTAACGTATCTACAGCCATTACTGCTGTTAAGCCTTCAGGTACTGTTAGTCAGTTGGTCGATAGTGCTAGTGGGATTCACCCTCGCTACAGCAATCAGTACATTAGGCGAGTCCGTGCTGACTCTCGTGACCCGCTTTGTACCGTTCTAGAGGCCGCAGGAGTCCCTGTGGAGGACGATGTGATGTCCCCCAGTACCCGGGTATTCAGCTTCCCTATCGCGTCTCCTGAAGGCGCTGTGACAGCCTCAGACATGGGTGCTATGGAGCAGCTAGAACTCTGGGAAATATACCAAGACGAGTGGTGTGAGCATAAGCCGTCTATGACTTGCTACTACAGGGACGAGGAGTTCTTGGAGGTAGGACAGTGGCTGTACAACAAGTTCGACAAGGTGTCAGGTATCAGCTTCTTGCCGTACTCAGACCACACGTACCAGCAAGCGCCGTACGAGCCGGTGGACAAGAAGACGTACAACCAGATGGTGAAGGATTTCCCGAAGGAAATATCGTGGGATATAGAAGAGGCCAGCGATATGACTGAAGGGTCACAGCAACTGGCCTGCACAGGGAACAACTGTGAGCTATGACATAAACAGTATGGAGTAACCTTCCGTTTTGCCTACGTCCTCTGGCTTATCTTTTGAGTCGTGAGGCGTAGGCATTCCTTCTTTCTGCATTCGTTTGATGCGGTTCTTTGACTTCTCACACATAGAGTGATAGTCTATAGATGTGTACGATACAGTGTGGTCTTTGTCTTTCATTGTTATTATTCCTCTGTAAGCAAACGTTCTCCGTCGTTGAAGTACCTTAAAAAATCATCTACGTTAGAAACTAACGGAACCCATCGCTGCATAACTTTAAATAACTTTTCAGAGTTAAACTCTTCACCCTCCGCAAAGTCTTGAGCAGCAGTAAAACCTAATGATGCTAGGTCCTCAACCATAGCTAGTTGAGGAGGCTCAAGTAAATTAACAGGTTTTCCGCCCCATGTTTCTGCTCTGGGTTGTACAATACCCATCGTAGCAAACTGAGCAAGCTGATTAGCTGTAGAAGCAACAGGCTCGTACTCTTCTACGTCATCTCCACGTAAAATTTTTCTTCCGTCATCAAAGAACCCAGCGAGGGCGGCAGTAAATACTGCGTACCTTGCCCCGTAGTCAACAGCATCTTTAAAATGTTTTCTGCCTTCTTTACTGTTCAGTCCTTTTTTATACGCCTCTATAACATTCTGCCCTACGTTCTCGCGTAACAAATTATGTTGTTGAACCATAAAACTCATCATGCTATAGAACACACGACCGTCTGGGTGGTCGTTGTACGCTTTTGGCATAGATGTTCTTGAAACAGGAGCAACGTCCGTTAGCTGACGGAACACAAAGTCTTTAACATCAGGGTGTCTTATGTTGTTGTTCTTAAGCTGTTGCTCAAGCATCTTTATTTCATTTGGTGTCATGCCTTTAGCAGCTTTAAGCTCAGTTAGCTTTCCTTTTTTAGCTAAAGATTTTGCTTGATTTAGAGCAGCGTTTAACGCAGTTTCTTGACCAAGCCTGTTAATCATTTTAACGCCAGAGATAGTAAATAAACGGTTTGCCCACTTGTCTGACCACTTGCTTCCACCCTGTTTAATTTCACCCATGTACTGATTAACTACGCCAACATCAGGCAAGCGCAAAGCGTTTCCAAAATCGTCAATAATTTTGTCGCCGTTTGTCAAGAGAGCAGACCGTATAGACTGAGGCAGTGCTTTCAAAGCGTTTACAAGACCAAAGTTTGTGGCCGCTACGCCAACTTCAGACATATTTAAAATAGTGCCTGACAAACGAGCAAGCTGAGATGTGGTCACAGAAACGCGCAACAAATCCAACGCGGCATGGGGTGACTTTCTTCCGCTAACAAAAGTAGTTACAAGTATTTCCCTAAGGTTTGCTTGCTGTTCAGGACTCAAAGTTTTTTCTTTGCTTTTAACAATAGCGTCAATTACTCTGTCTGTGTTAGACTTTTCGTTCTGCCTCAACATCTTCTCAACTTTTTTAGTTATTTTCTTTTTTGATAAACCTTGTTTTTCTAGCTCCATTGCTTTTTTGCGGATGTCATTAGCACTTCTCAACCCTTTAGTTTGAATAGAAGATACGCCAAAATTTTTCGCCAGTGTTTGAGCAACACGTACGTCTTCCATATAAGCAAGGGCTGAAGCTACAGGACTGTCGTAGTTTCCTGTTTTTGTAAGTTTGTCTCCACTTTTTTTAGCGGCCTCTGCTGCGCCTGCTTTTAATCGGAAAGGCCAAAAGTCTCCAGTTCCCTTGTTGCCGGGATCTAGTTCCTTCAAGTACCTAATTTCTCCGTTAAGAGTATCAAAAGATTTTCTAATTTCTGCGGGTGCTGCGTTAATGATATTCTGAGCAGCAGTAAAGTTTTGCTGTCGGGTAGCAACGTTTGTCACTGCTCCGTATTTACTTGCTCTTCCTGCGTCCATTAACAAACTCATTGCACGTTGGCCTTCTGAGGTTTTTGAAAACCATTCGTCTAGTCTTCCAAGTGATCCTGCTTTTCCACCAGCGTTATCTAATTTTTGTACTGTTTCTGAGATTACTCTCATAGTTTGACCGTCAGCATCAACAAGGTGCATTGCTTCACGATCACCTACATTTCTCGCTGTCCAGTCTTTTGTACGCAAAAGTACAGACTCTTCTGTAGCTTTAGTAGACTCTGCAAGTCTAGAAGCTCTACTTGTTTCGCCTTCACCAACTTCTGCTCGACCCCGCTTTACAGCAACATTAGATTCGCTGTACCCCCTCTTGGATTTAGCAGTAGACCTATCCTTTATTACTTTTTCAGACGGAACTTCCGCTGTGCCTTTCAAAAATGAGCCAGCAATGCCGCCAATAGCAGCACCTAAAGCAACAGTAGCAGGGTCTACTTGTCCGACACGCTCCTGAAACGTACCTTCAGCCTCACCTATCTGGTACACCGCAACGTCAGCAGCAGCAGTAGCCGCTTGTCTAGCAACGTTACCAGCACGGGTAGCCGCTGTTCCAACTACACGTAAGGCAAGACCGCCTCCGGTTGCTAAGGCTCCACCAATTTCTAAAGCAGTAGACAGGATGGGGTTGTCATCAGAAAACCTTTGCTCTATCTCTCTGCCTTCGTTCAGGTAACGCTCGTACTTTTGTCTAGCAGTTTCGTTGGCGTTTATTTCTGGGAACATGATCTGTAAAACTTCGTCAGCACCTACACGCAAACCAGCCGTAAGTTCGTCACCAAAGCCAAACGTTAGTCCGTCAAGTGTAGTTATAGCTGCGCCGTAGACATCTTCGCCAAGAGTGTTGTCTTCAATTTCAGACAGCTTTAATACCTGTCTTTTAGAACCGACAGGAACTAAATTAATACCAGACTTTTTTTCTTTTTCAGAAACGGGAACTAATTGTACCATTATTCTTGTATCTCTAGTTCAACACCATTAACAATAACAACATCACCTATTTTTAAAGTGCCTGCTTCAACTGCTTTTTCTACGTCTCTTTCGTTTGAAAACGTAGGTAAAATGTTGCCTTGATCTACGTCTTCTTCGTCAATAGACTCGCCTCGCAAAGTTGCTTCTAAAACTTTAATTTCGTTGTCTATAGCGGTTTGTCGTTCTCCAAGCAACTCTTTTCTTGCAGCAGACAAATTATCTTTTACAGTTCCTCTTCTACCGTACTGCTTGCTGTTCCTTATTTCTCTTGCGCGTTCTTCAACTTCGTCGTCATCAATAGTTATCATTGCACGTCTAGACTGAAGAGTTCTTATGTCGTCTTGTATTTGACGATTAACAAGCAAGTTAGCTTGGTCTTCTCTACCTGCAGCCCTTGTAATACCGTCGTTAATACTGGTAAGCTCGTCGCCTAATCTACGTCGCTGTCCCGGCTGAAACGTTTCACCTTCTTTAATGTTCCGCGACTCAGCCATTTCAATTCGTTCAAGCAAGTCAGTTCTTTCTTGGCTGTCGGGAAGAGCCTCTACTCTTTTCTTTAGACCACCCGTAGGCAGCGGAGTACGTGCTAACTCTGCGCTGGTTCTAGCCTCATCAATCTTAATTTGATCTGCTTCTCGCTCCAACTCTCGTGCCTCAAGAATAGCAGCGATTTCGCCAAATCCTCTTTGTTCTGCCCCTCTTAAGTACGCCTCTCTGTTTTCTACCGGAACGGCGTAAAAGTTTTCTGTAATCGCTTCTTCTTGTCGTGTTTTTGTAGTTTTAATTTCTGTGTCAGTACGGCCCAGTATACCTTCAGTACTGTTGCCTGACTCTCTAGCCACACGTTCCATGATACGCTCAATGTTACGCTTTTCTTCTGGCGTACTGGCAAGCTGGCGAGATACCTCTAGTTGATTAACTGAATTTAAAGCAGCTAGTCTTTTAGTTTCAGGAACCATGCTTTGTAGATTAGTTAGCTGTTTGTTGTAAGCGTTAGCAACTTCAACAGTAGGTGCTGTAGAAATTGATTGTTGTAGTGCCTCAATACTAGCGTTTAATCCAGCAACATCAGCAGCTTGTGCCGCAGCCATGCCTTGATTAGAGAGGCTTGTAATGTTACTAATAGCTTGTAACTGATTTTTTTCTTTGCGCCTGTCGGCAATACGGTCACCTAACTCAAACAATCCCTGTTGAAACTGCGGGTTGGTTAAACCTTGTATAAGTCCTTGTCCAAATCTAGCCATTGTCTTTCTCCAGTTTAACCTAATGCCCCACCCAACAAACCTGTACCTGCCGCACCAATCAGGTTAGCTTGGCCTAAGCCAGAACCCAACAGTGCCTCAAGTCCAGACATCTTAGCTTCACCGAACATACTTGCGCCAGCCAACTGACCACGTTGGGCCAGCTCAGATGCTGCCAAGCCTTGCTGGAACATGTTGAGAGCTTGCGCCTGCGGGATGTAAGAAGCACCTAGACCAGATAGGCCCATGCCTTGTTGAACTTGTTGCAGACCCAGCTGACCAGAGAACAAACCAGAACCAAGACCCAACACTTGTTCTGCCAGCGCAGCCTGTTGCATACGCTCTTGTTGCGCCTGCTGGATTGCCATAAGAGACGCTTGATTTTGTGCTTCTTCTTGTGCCTTAGCTAAAGCCAGTTGCTCCGGTGTGCCACCAAACATGGCTGTTTGTACGCCTAAACGTCCTTGACTAGCGAGACGCTCTTCAAGAGCTAAACGTTGACGCTCTTCTTCAGGAAGCTGTGTTGCTCGTATACGGTTGTATACTGCTGCTTCTCTGTCTCCTGTGCCGCCCGGAATGTTTGCAAGAAGCTGTTGTCCTCTAGTTAAAGCATTTCCCCCGATAGTACGCATCTGAGCAGCACCGGCAGGATCTTGAACCAGTAAACTCTGTCGTGCATTCTCCAACAACCCCTGCTTGAGACGTTGCTCCTGTTCACTTAAATCTATTTGAAGGTTAGGACCAACACCTCCTGCCATGCTTCCAGTACCGACGCCAGACGTTCCTGCCCCCGTCAACCCTAAGTTTCTAAGAGCAGCAAACTCTTGGTTGGTTACTACCCCGTCGTTGTTTATGTCCAACCCTTGACCCGTGGCTGCACGTTGGTTAGCAACAGCTTGTTCACGAGACACTCCTTGAGTATCCATAATCTGCTGTATACGCTCGTTGTAGCCCATAGTAGAAAACGTACTAGGTGCAGGCATACCTGCCCCCACTGAGCTACTAGTGTACCTTGAGCCGGGAAACGCCCTGCTTCCTACGCTGACCGTAAACGGACGAAACGCTGTTTGCTGTAAGCCTGCGGCTGCAATAGGGTCAACACCTGTAAACGCCCTTTCTCCTATGTCGCCTAAATCATCATAGGCTTTATTCACAAGCGCCAAACCAGCAGCACCCATAGCAGCTTGACCAGCGTTGTCTACCAGACTTTGACCAATGTTTTGCGCGCCAGTTAGTAGTCCTTGTCCCACGCTGCCCACAACGCTTCCAACTGCGTTAGTAATCGGATGCCACCATGCGTGTGCCATTAGAATACCCTCCTAACTTCATTATTGTTCATACTGTTTTACCTATAAGTGCTAATACATTCATTTCCTGTAGGGATATAACGCTACCGTTTACTTCTGTTTGTAAACCTACCGTAACAACCGACCCGTTACCTGTACAGTTAAGAGACTTTCGACTAATCAAATCACCTAACGAAAACTCAACAGCCGTGTACTCTGACACGCCGTAAAAACCGGGTGTTGCAGAACCAACTCTAAACCGTGACGTATTGGCTTGAATTGAAAAGTCGTAAGTCCAACTCAAAATAATGTCCGCGTTGTTACCGCCAATAATTGTAGGGCGTATCTTTTTGAGTAGCTTCAGCTTCGACGGATCACCAAACGTCAAACCCGGACTTGTATATCGAAAAATATACGATGAGTTGTTGTCGTCAAACCCGTCATATTTACCTATACCATCTACAGTACCAATGTAAACGTCACCGTTACGATCTCTAGCAAAACTTTTGAAGTCAACACTAGGCCACTTAGTTACACGGAACGCTCCGTTTTCTAATCGACCTCGTAAGTCAAAACAATATATAAGGCTACTGTCAGGTAGACCCAGTAAATAAAAATAGTTTTCAGGGCTGTACACAGACGTAGCTGGGCTAGTCTTAGTTTTTAGCTTTGCAATCAAATCTTGTTTTACGTTACGGCTTGCGTCTGTTATAGGAAGAGATTTTTCTTGTATGACTCTTCCTAAGCTTCGTAAACCATCATCACTCAAGAACAGTAAGTCAGTACCAATATTCTGTACTGTTTTCCTGTCTATGCAACCCACGCCTGATATAGTGTCGTTGATTGCCATGCTTGCAGGACTGCTTGCCCCTGAGTAAACAATAATACTATGTTCACCAAATACCACAAGCAAATCGTTATGAGCCGCTAGTGCAACAATTTTGTCTGCACCGTTAGGCCAAGCCTTTGCAACGTCAATAGACCCGCTAGAGCCACCAGTAAACTTAGTGCCGTCCAATAAATCAGACCAATAGATAATGGTGTCATTGGTAGCATTGCCAGCAATAAACAGCCTGCCGAATGCAGCAAGCACCTCGTTACACTTAAATGTAGCGTTCGTTGAACTACTGTTTACAACGCTAAACGTCCTTAAGCCATTAGCATTGTCATGTACCAAGGGGTCAAAACCTCTTTGAAAAAAGTAAGCCTTGTCGTTAAAGTTTACGATCTTCCAATCGTTAGCCGTAATCGTGTATGAGCCGGGAGTAACATCTGTCAGCGTAGTAGTGCCACTCAGTATCTTGTTATTTCCAGTGCTAAATATAGTTTCGTTGCCAGCACTGTCATAAAACTCGTGGATGTTGTGGATATGATCCGTACCTAACGCCGTCTTGTTGGTCGTGATAACGCTGTTACCCTGACGGGAAGCCAGTCGGCCCTGTCGATCAATAATTGCGTTGTCTGCAACTTCAGCAAAAGACGTGTCCTGTGCTAGAGGAGAATCTTCTGTGTTGATTCCCTGAAACGCAGGAGCAACCAAGTTAATACTCTGTAACTGTTGTGCCATAGTAATTCCTACGGTGTGTAAAAAATTGTTTCTTCAGGGTGTTTCTGGGCATCCAATGCAATCGCGTCAGACAAATGCTTGTCAGCTATCGCAAAGTACTCAGCAGTAGATGTACCGCCTGTTTCACCACGCTCACGAGCTAACAGAGCAAGTGCCATGTGAATTACAGGACTGCTAGGTATAGCCAACGTGTCTGCATCAGCACTCAGAGGTACGTTACGCAAAACTATTTTTACTTTTAACGAGTAAACGCCGTCAGGTTTAGGATACACATCAATCTGAGTATCGCCGTTAGCGTCTACGCCGTTATAAGTAAAATACTTAGGCGCGCCTGAGACTGGGTTGTTTACAAAGAACTCGTTGTCAAACCACGCTTGTGTTTGGTACTGTAGCTCACAGTTCGAAGTATCGTTTATAATCCTAAAAACTTTACCTTTGTCACCACTGCCTGTCAGTGAGTAAGTGTAGTCGTTAGCAGCCGTCGTAATCGTAAGGGTGTTACGCAACGCTGACCAATCCCACGCTGTCTCTACGAGATCCTTTGCGTCGTTTACAAAGTCACCGACCATCTTGCTGTACGTACTTTCAGATACGTTAGTTACTTCGTCTTCTCGTAAACGTCTGAGTACGTTGTTTACTAAATTTAAGTAAGTCATTATGTCAACATACCTCGACTGTTTGCTTGAATTATTCCGGCAAGTTCTTGCATGTAATCTTTTTGTTGGAAAGACAACGGAGTAAGCTGGTACGGCTGGTACGACAGTCCAGTCATAAAGGGCTGAAACATTGACTTTCCTCTATTACCAGCACCCGCAGCAGCGGTGGCTCCAATAAGAATGTCGGTTATGTCAGTACCATTACTTGATGGACCTGTAGGTCCTGTAGGTCCTGTAGGCTCTGTGGGTCCTGTAGGTCCTGTAGGCTCTGTGGGTCCTGTGGGTCCTGTAGGTCCTGTAGGTCCTGTAGGCTCTGTGGGTCCTGTAGGTCCTGTAGGTCCTGTAGGCTCTGTGGGTCCTGTAGGTCCTGTAGGCTCTGTGGGTCCTGTAGGTCCTGTAGGTGTCGGATTAAAAACAGTTCCTCCAAAGATCCCACCCGGATCAAAGATTCCGCCCGGACCAAAGATAACTTCTAAAACTCCTGCAAGCTCGTCGGAGGTTACTACCGTAGTACCGTCAGGGTCTGGCTCGTCGTCGCCTATGCCTTGGCAATCAAAGTCATCAGGGTTTTCTTCACAGTACTTTTCTAAATACTTCTCCTCTACGTCGTCAGGATTCCCGCCGTAGTCTGGGTCTATATCAGAAGCCTCTTCAGAGCTAACGGTTCCATCATTGTCATCGTCGTTTCTGTCTACGTATTTATTAGCCTTGTCAACCAAAACACTAGGAGCGTTAGGGTTGCTTAGGATTTCATCTATTCTTTGAAGGGCTACGTCGCCAGTTAAACATTCTCCACCTAGAGTAGTAAAACCACCTGCTTGATTACACGCTTGTTTATCTGATAGGTTTTGTAAACGGTCTATAGTAGCTTTTCCTGCGGCTGTTTCAGTAGGTCCTGTTGCCGCAAGAACTGCGGAGATTGCACTAGCCTGTCCACCGGGAGAAAAAGAACCGCCTGTACTAAGCCTATTAGGATTTTCAGTACTGCCTACTGGATCCAAAGTAACACTATGAACGTGTTGACCAAGACCAGCGCTTGCGTCAAACAAACCTTTTACACCAGTTCCAAAAAAACCGGGAGATCCTTGTACACCAAAAGCGTTATCTATCTTTATTGTGGGGTCCGCTAAAATTGCGGCTACTTCAGCAGGTGATAAACTCATTACTTACCCTTCATCTTCATTAGCTTGTCAGCGCCACGTATGCCAAAGCTGGCAGTTACCGCTACGTACAAGAGATACTGGTAGTACTCAGGTAACTTGTCTAGCTCAGAAAAAGCTAAACCAACACGCTGCATAATACTTAGGTCATCCATAGCTACTCCGTAGCAAACCGCTAGTAAGGGCAGAGAAAGAACAACGGTAAACCATTCGTCTTTCCATGACCTCCCACTAGCTTCAGCCATGTGCTGTTCCCACGTAGCTGTGTTCTCAATGACTTTCATTTGAGCTACGTGTTTGGCTTGTGACTTTTCGTGTCGGTTAGCAAGCCAGTTCTGAGCTAAGTTTGCAACGGGTCCAACAAGAGCTGTCCACATATCTTAACGGCCTCTCATCTTCTTTACGGTTTCAGTTTCCCAAATACGTATACCTGTCCACACAATCGTAAACAAGGCTGCTATGGCGGGTAACAGGCCAGCTAAAGCACCAACTCCAGTTGCTATAGAAATTGTATCTACGACCTCTTTCATTCCGTCATCTTCCATAGTTAACCGCCTTTTATAAGTAAAGTTGTTCCGTATACAACACCGGATGCAACTACTGCTCCTACAATCATAGCAATTACGTCAGCTATCTTTTGTCTTTTTTTACGTTGTTGATATACTGCTTTTTCTCTTCGTAAACGTATGTCCTTACGTAACTGCATCATTTCTACGTAAGTGTCTTTACCGTATGCCCAGACAATCAACTCACGTATGTGCTTTTCTTGTTCCTGTAGCTTCTTACGAGCTATAGTAGCGTTAAGAGCTTCTTCTTCTACTGACCCACCACCAAACAACTTTTTAAATATAGGCGGGTTTTCTGCTTCTCTTTCGGCTTGTCTTATGTCTGCTGCATAACTAAACCACTTGCCCAACTGTTGAGCAACTTGTTCAATTTCAGCACCTTTGTTTACTAAAAGCTGTACGCCCCTGAACGATGAAGACGCTAATGCTACGAGAGAAAGAGGGTCCATTCATTTAAGGCTTCGTAGGCCAGCTAATAGTGCTGGGAAAATCTGTTTGTTGAGGTACGTCCCTCAAAGCCTGACGATAAGTTTTCATAGCGTCTGACATAGTTACATCAGATAAAGCATAGTGGTCTGTTTCTTTTAACAATCCGTCACGTTTGCTTCTTGCTGACTTTGCCAAATCATTATTTACCAAAGTATCGTAAGCAGTTTTTTGTGCCGCTACAGTCTGAACATCACCATTTTCGTCGGTATATTCAGTAAACATCTCACGCTCTACCCAAGCCTGAACCCAATTGCCCTTAGCGTCCTGTACAACACCGTTGCGTACTACTAACTTGTAAGCGGCACTAGGCTCTGGTGCAGGGGCCGCAAGGACAGGATCAACACCCAGAGCGTCACACACGTTTGCAGTCCATACTTTAGGTAGGGACATATTCTTGTTGTCTAAACGGACTTGGCCTTGAGATTTAACCTCACCCGTTGCTCGTACTCTGTATTCAGACATAGTTGATAATCCTATGCGATTGCTAAAAATACGTAATTGCCGCTAGAGGCATTAAGTCCCGCTGGCGCTGATGATGTCACCGTAAATCCAGCACTAAGCGGGTCTATGTAATCTGTGTTGGTTACTTGTGCGGCTGTTGTGTTCAATAAGGTGTAGGGATCATTACCAGCTACAATCCCTCTAACGGAGTCATACACATACCAATCACCTGAAGAGTCTGTGCGTTTTATCAAAATAAACCTAGCGCCAGCACTGAAGCCACAATCAACGTTCAAGTCACTACCTGTGCCTGTGTAACCGCCTACTTTTGATATGCCATCAGCAGTTGCAAACAGATAGGCTATATAAT